TGTTAGAGTCAGTGAGTTAACACCAGAACAAATAAAAGAAAGTGAAATACATGCAGAAAAGATACACACAAACGGAGTGTCCTAGCTGTGATTCATCAGATGCATTTACAATCTATGAAGACGGTTCGCACTGCTTCTCTTGTAACTATTCAACTAAAAAGAAAGTAAAAGAAATGAATGATTTCAAAGACTTAACTACTCAAAGCTCATCTAATATGTTAGCTGAAATTCAAGATCTAAATAGCTTTGCTATAACATCAAGAGGAATATCTAAGCAAGTAATAGATTACTTTGGAATTAAAATGTCTATAAACCCAGATGGTTCTGGAGGTTCACACTACTATCCTTATACTAGAGATGGTAAAGTAACAGCCTATAAAGAACGTGTATTACCTAAGTCATTTCAAATTCATGGTGACTACAGAGATACAGAATTGTTTGGTCAAAGCTCTGCATCAGGTGGTAAGACTCTTGTCATTACTGAAGGAGAGCTAGATGCTTGTGCTGTTGCTCAATCATTTGTAGATAAATATAATAAAATATTTCCTGTAGTTTCTATTCCAAGCGCGACTGGTATTAAAGTAATACTAGAACAAAGAGATTGGATTAGAACATTTGAATCTATCATATTATTATTTGATAATGATGAAGCAGGTAAAGCAGCAATTGAAAAAGCCAGTAAAATTATAGGTGCTGGTAAAGTTAAAGTAGGTAAACTAAAAGAGAAAGATCCTTGTGAACAACTGTTAAAGCATGGTTCTGAAAGTTTACTTAGAGCTTATTGGGATGCACAAACCTGGTCACCAGCTGGTTTAATAGTTGGTGAAAAGATATGGGATCAATATAAGCAGCGAAAGAATACTCAATCAATACCATATCCTGAATGTTTGTCAGGACTAAACGAAAAATTAAAAGGAATAAGACATGGTGAGATTACTTTATTTACTTCAGGTACAGGTTCCGGTAAGAGCACAGTCATTAAAGAAATTGTTCTTGATCTTCTCGATAAGACTGATGATAAAGTCGGTCTCATATCTCTCGAAGAATCAGTCGGAGATACCGCCGAGAAATTCATTGGTATGTATCTTAGAAAGAATGCAAACACTGGAGAAAGTATTTCCGAAGAGGACGAGCGGTCAGGATTTGAATCTGTGTTTGGAGCTGAGCGACTTGTATTGCTCGATCACCAAGGATCGGTTGGAGACTCAAGTCTCATTGACAAGATTGAATACATGGCTCTTATGGGTTGTAAGTATTTGGTTCTTGACCACATTACCATCGCAGTTAGTGAGGGTAGTGAAGGGCTTAGTGGGAATGAAGCAATAGATAAAATCATGAGTGACCTACTAAAGATTGTAAAGAAACATAATGTTTGGTTAGGTTTAATATCTCACTTAAGAAAAGCACCAGGTGGTGGTAAGTCTTTTGAAGAAGGCAACCTTGCATCTATCGATGACATTAAAGGTAGTGGTTCAATCAAACAAATATCTTTTGACATCATATCTTTTGCAAGAAATCTTGTATCAGAAAATCTTACTGAAAGAAATACAATTAAATTTAGAGTTCTTAAATCTAGATTTACTGGACTAACTGGTTCAGCCGGGTCTGCATCTTATGATAATAAAACCGGTAGATTAAACTATATTAGTTCGGACTTTACGAGTATATAATAATGATAAATATTATGAAGCCTACTAAAGAAATGAAGTATGATAATTTATATATGGATTTAGCAGTTCGTATAGCACAAATGTCACATGATATCGATACAAAGGTTGGTTCTTTAATTGTAAAAGATAATAACATTCTTGCATTTGGATTTAATGGTATGCCTTCGGGCATGCCTAACGACTGCAAAGATAAAGACGGAGCAACTAAATTTGAAGTTATCCATGCAGAAACAAATGCAATATGTAAGTTAGCAAAGACTAGCTCGTCAGCTGAAGGTGCAACAATGTATTGTACGCTTGCACCTTGCGGTGAATGTGCTAAGCTAATAATACAAAGTGGTATTGCACGAATTGTATTTGATACTGATTATAAGAATGATTCAGGTATACTACTACTGATGAAACAAAAACAAATTAAAATAGATAGAGTTAAAAGAAAGGATAAATAATGCAAGAGCAACTGCAATATATCGAAAAGAAAATTCGTAAAGCTAAAGCTCATATTGCGTGTAGTCTATTAAAGAAAACTCCTTTAACAAATCTTGAGAGCTACCTTGTGTTTACGATGGATACTATCCAACAACATTTTACTCGCAACAGTTCACGTGGAAACAAATCATACCAAGGTGAAGCTAACCTAACACATCTTAGTGTAACAGTTGGCGCATATATTCTTGATGAAATAAAATATTATCATGAAGACACAGCACCTTGGGATTGGTTTAAACTACGTGCGATGATGGGTGATTTATTTTTAGAAGCCTTCTATCAAACACACCAGATTAATATAGGTAAGAATAAAGATAATGCTTTTGTACCTATGGAATCTTTAGATCGTAGTCTTAAAAGAAGTCGTGCTCATTACGTAGTGGTTCCAGAACTATGGAATCTTATTATACCTGAGGGCTGTAAGGATTTACTTAAAGGTACGGTATTTGAAATGCCTGCAGCTATCTCAGGATTGATGCAACCAACTGACAGACCAGTAATAAAAGGCTGGACTGAACAAAGGAGTGGTGAGTTTCAACAATACCTTTACCGCGACTTTATACACAGTATGAATGTACTACAACAAACTCCTTGGAAAATTAATACACAAGTAAGAGATGTCTTAAATCGTAATAGAAATAAAATACTCGATGCTCATTTAAAATTTCCAAAGAAATATAAATCAAAGGTAATAGAATTTGATTTAACTATGGCACGCTCAGAACTAATTGGTGATAAAACATTTTATCAATACACTGAAGCAGATTATCGTGGTAGATTATATTATACTACAGCCTTCTTAAACTTTCAAAGTAATGATATTGCTAGAGGTCAGATGCTATTCTCTAAAGGAAAGCTAATGACTGAGGCAGGGTTAAGAAGATTAAAGATACATATTGCATGTGCTTACAATGAAACTTTTAGTAAGGATGAGTTACCTACATGGTTAACTACAGATTATAAATCTTTCTTAGAAGAAGAACAGTTAGATGATATCTCTGTAGATAAACTAACACTAGAAGATCGTGAAGCATGGACAGATAATAATATTGATATGCTTTTAAAGATTGCTAAGGATGAAGAGATATGTTCGGTAGCAGAAAAACCTATAACATTACTTGCTTGTGTATTAGAATTATACAATGCACTAAATAGTGATGAAGTATATTATACGTATCTACCTGTACCAGTAGACGGTAGTAACAATGGATGGCAACATCTATGCGCAATGTCTAAGGATAAAGAAGCTGGTGAACTTGTTGGAGTAGTTCCTCAAGCAATCCAGAAAGACTTCTATGTTCAGTGTGCTAAGAATCTTATATCAAGATTACCAGAGTGGTTCAGTGAACGTCAGATGCCCATGAAACATATACGTAAAGGTATAGCTAAGAGAGGTTCAATGACTCGAGCATATAGTGCAGGTGCATTAAAGATTGCAGAGAACATGTATCTTGATTGTCATGTTGAAGGGTACCTAGAGAAGTATAATATTACAGAAGAAGATTGTCAATTGCTTGCTAAGCATTTAGTTAAATCAATTGATATAGTTTGTGCTGGTCCATTACAAACTATGAAGTTCTTACAGAAGATTGCAGAGGCAGAGATAGCATCAGACTACGCTAAAGAAACCAAACAAAAATCTATAAGATGGACTACTCCCTCAGGGTTTCCTGTTATCTATGAAGCATTTATTGATAATGAATTCAAAGAGAAAGCCATCATCAGTTGTAGTGAAAGAAAAATAAAACCCACTATACGTAAAGAAGATGGAACTGAAGAGGTTACTGATACAATTCGTATACAACATGTAGGTAAAGAACCTACTGACAAACCAAAGATAAGATCTTTTATGTCTGGTATCTCACCAAACTTTGTACACTCAATGGACGCTGCTCATATGGCAAGCGTAATCATGTCGTGGAATAATGATTTTGGTGCAGTCCATGATTCATTCAGTGTTCATGCATGTGACGTTGATGATTTATTAAAGCTTATCAAAGATAACTTTATAAGAATGTATCATCATGGTAACTTCTTTGAAGTCATTGAAAGAATGATTGTAACTAACCCTGATAATTTTAACTATGCACAACCGAAGCTTGGAGCTTTGGATATAAGAGAGGTGAAAGATAGTGACTACTTCTTCGCGTAAGAAAGGTATACTACCGGTAAGACTTGGCCTAGAGCCAGATAATAAGACAGCATTACGTGAGCTAGGGATGGATGAATCCTTAGCTGACACAATGTCTGATAGACAATTAGATGAATTGATTATTAATAATGAAGCTGAAAGAATTAAATCATACTATTCAAGTAAAGAATTAGATGGTTCTAAGCAGGCAGCTAACTATAAAAGTGAGGCAATGAAAAACATTAGTAATGATTGATGGAGATATACCTAACTGGTGGCAAACCTGGTTACTAATTGCAATTAGTATTAACACAACTATAAATATTATTGTTTTCTTTAAAGGTAGAAAACTATTAAAGAAGAAATAAAAAAAGCCCTAAGAGTATCTTAACGATATTCTTAGGGCTATTTTTTTTTAAGTTACCTTGAACTCCTCATGCTATCCAATATCAATGTTAAGTGCGTCACGTCCAGTCGCATCTACCTTTACTAACAAAGCAGCTACATCTCTTTTAATTTCTGCGGAAGTTTGTTTATTTCTTCCTGGTAATTGTAAGACTCTTTGAATAATATCAACCATTCTTTTTACTTGCATAGCAGTTAAAGTTTTTGATTCATAATCAATATTTGCATCTTTAAGAAGTAAAGTAACAGCTTTAACTTTTCTATTAGCTTCTCCTCCCATAACTATTGTACTATAGTCATCCATCGTCATGCTAGCAGGTTTAGGTGGAGCTATCATAACTCTTTTTATTGCTGACTTAAGCATTAATTCAGGAGCAACTACTCTTGGATTATCTGTAAACAAAAAGGCTATACCTCTGTGAGGTCCTTCACCTTTCTTTGCAGCTTCCCAATCTATAACAGCATTAGGATTTTCATTAACCTGCTTATCATATGCAGCACTAGCTTCTTGATACCAATCAGTTGCAACTTTTTCTACGTAGTTATGATTACGAATAGAATCTTTCCAATTCTGATTTGATTCTTTTCTTACCGCAGTAAGGGAACCGAGATCAACTAAGAAGGCATCAAAGATTGGATGTACAAAAGGCTTAGCCCCA